GCATGACATAGCTGTAAAACGTCCTCAATGCTCCAATTCTGCCACTCCGTTTGAAGTATATCGGACAGCGGTTTATATGTCATTTCAAGGCACAATAAAGCATTAAGGGAGTATCTCACATGATACTCCCTGTTTGCAATATGGATTGTGCTGTAATTCTTTATCAAGTCCTTCAACATAGTTATTCCGTTACTCCAACGTATGTTGCAGTTGTAAACCAACTTGTAATAATAGTCTGACCTGCCGTTGAAGTCGGGTCAACGTCAAGCATAACCGCCCTCATCATTTCATGCACTTCGCTTTCCAGATATGTTCCGCTGAGAGTGATAGTTGAATAAGTGATATTTCCTTGAGTAATCTGTTCGGTGCTTTCCTCGTTGGGCTGGAATTGCACCTTAAAGTATTTATACAAATTCCACTTGCCGTCACGCTTTTTTGTAGCGTGAGCAACTGCGACATACGGAACAACATCATCACTTGTTGTAATAATGGCATTTGCGGAATTTTTGGTTTCACCGTATATTGCAACTCTTTCATCAGCGGTAAGGGCATGAACGTTGTAGGTCAACGCACCCTCACTGACTGTTGTAGCCCTATCTACAACAACGCCCGTACCGTAAAGAGGAGTGCTGTTGGTAGTGGGTGTGTCACGAAAAGACATTACACGTCTGTCAAAATCCATAGCAGTGCCGTAAGTTTCGGTATCTTCATCTGTCATCTGCCACATAACGAGTTTTTCAATGTTAATGGGCGGTTTTGCTTTTACAGTTACTTTTGTTGCCATAAAAATTCATTCCTTTCAAATTTCTTTGTCATAAGTAAATTCAATTATCCTATGATAGTATTTCGGGAAGTCGTTGGAAATGCCGTAATTCCCTGATTGTCTTATAAAGTCGTTTTCCAAAAGTAAAGCCGTCAAAGTATCATTGATGGTATCAGCTTGAAATTTATAATTCTCTCCTGTGGTATAGATATTGAAAGTCACATGATAACGTGTAACTTGTTCAATTCCGCAGCCGTAAAAGGCAGGAACATTGTAAAAGCTGTAAGTAATGAACTGTGACGGCAGATTTTTGGAAAATTCGGGTTGTCTGTCATAGTACGGAATATTCATTCCGTCAAGTATATTGTTGATTATTTCAAACATGGAAATCACTCTCCGAGTTTGTCAATTTCGGCGGAAACACTGTTAATGACAGTCTGACTTGCCTGTTCAACAGTTTCGTCAAAACCTTGTCTGATATGCGGTACGGGCTGTATAGCACCAATCTTGACAGTAATGGTTTTGCCGTTTCTTTTTTGTGTCATGGTATCGCCTTTTTGCCCCGGTCTGCCGAATTCAAAGACCATTCCGACAATGCCTGCACGAAATCCGTCTTTATCTTTTTTGAAAGCCCTTGCATGATAGCCTGTCGAAATGCCGATATTGCCCTTTTTAGTGACATATATTTTGCCTTTGGAAATGGCGTTTGCAAGTCGCTGTGACTTACTCGAAATATGCCTTTTTTGTGCATTAACGATAATGTCAGCACCCTTATTCAATCCCTCACGAGTAGCTTTATTGACATTTTCATCAAGCATATCAAGGCTTTTCATGAACTTTGAAAAATCGGGAATATCCGAATTGAAAGTATCTGCCATAAAATCACCCTCTTGAAACAAGCAGTTTCACAAATTGGTCATTCACACCGGAAGAACTGCTTTCAATGCGGTATCGGATATTGTCAATGTCAATGTAATTGTAATCTGCCTGTTCAAATTCATGTCGCCATAAATGAATGATCATATCAACGGACATATTCGCATTAGCGGTTTTCAAACGGAGTGTCATGGACGGCGGTTGAACAAATGCCCATACCGTTTGAGATGTTTCAACAGTATCTGTACTGCTATGTCCGTAGCCCTCATTGATTACGGATAAAGTCACTTGCTTATTCAGTTCCATTGTCCGTCACCTCTGTATAAGCCGATGTCAGACTGAGGGCATTTCTCAAATCCGCAAATGCCTTTGCAAATCTCTCACTCTGTCCAAGATAGTCATACTGCCATTTTGTGTAAAGCTCGACAGCGGATATGATAAGCGGTTCGGAATAGGAATTGTCTTTTATGACAATTCCCACTCTTTCAAGTTCTTTGAGAGCTGCCGAAATATGCCTTGAAATTTCCGTATCAAGAGAAGTGTCGCTTATTTTGAGTGCCGTTTTGATGACGGCTAAAAGCTCATTCATGGCTTGTTTACCGTAAGAGTGACAAGAGAGTTTTTGTCAACAACTTTACCGTCAACAAGCATAATTGCCTTTCTGACAATATCATCGGTGTCATTGTCCTCGAACTGCTTGACACCCATATTCAAGTTGGTATTGAGGATATAATCTGACGGTCTGAACATGAATGCAACGATTGTATTTGCAGACGGTGCAGCGGCATAGTTTGCAACATTCTCTGAAATGAGAACTTCCCTACCCAACAAAAATCTTTCGGGCTTGCCGCCAATACCGTAATTCACTCTTGCAATAGGCTGTTTGTTGAGGTCAACAAGTCCGTAAAATTCCATAAAGGTCTTTTTGCTCATAAACCATTTTGTACCTGTTTCATACTGTGCAGGGAGAGCGGCTTCCATTTCACAGAGAAGTTTATAAGACAGTCCTGCATTTGCGGCAATGGAAATAGCCTGTCCCGATACGGGCGTTTCGGCAAGAATGCCTTTAGGCTGTCCCGAACCTGTACCCTTGATAATGGCTTCTTCCAGTTTCTTTATCATAGCCTCCGACACTTGATTGACAAAAGCCGTTTCAAATGCGGAAAGTGCCATTGTATCGACTTCAAGCGATACGGAGATTTCACAGCGGAGTTTATGATATGCAAAAGAAATGTAGCTTGTCGTTTTCTTCTGTCTGTCAGAGCCTGCACCCTCATTCACCCAGCTCGCAACGGGCTTAACGGTTGAAGTCGGTACAGACAAACCGCCTTTATAATTGGTTTTCGTAACCAACGGCAGAATAACACTTTCAGCCTCCATTTTCTCAACAATGCGGTTAAGTATTGTTGTTGGAATAACAGAGCCTACATCAGTAGTTTTTGTATTTTCATCATTGTTGAACATATCAGCGGACTTCTTTCCCGTGAGAACATAGTTCATAAAAGACTTTCTGTATTTAGCGGTGTCATAGAAATCTTCAACAGTGCTTTCAATGCCGTCATTAAAGTGAAGTGCCATATTTCCTGCAAAGTTGGAAAGCGGTGCAACGCTGCCGTTTTTATTGAGAGCGTCAAGATTTGCCTGAGCCGCTGCCTTTGCGGCATAGTCGTTATCGAGTTTTTCTATTTCGGCATGGAGAGCATTAAAGCCGTCAATATCGCCGTCATTGATACAAGCCTGAGCTTTGTCGAGAAGTGCTTTTCTTTCATTAAGATATTTCTGTTTCATATTTTTACCTCCAGAAGTTTTAATTTAGATTTTGCAATTTGAATTGCTTTTTGATAGTCGCTGATTTGCTGAGCCGTCAGCATAGTGCAGAATGCATTGACAAGCTGCGTTTCGGGAACGGCTATTCTGTCGCATAAGCCGATTTCAACGGCTTCTTTGGCAGTAAACCATTTTTCCTCATTCATGAGTTTCAGAAAGTCATTTTCAGACTTTCCCGTTTTGGCAGTGTATGCCGCTGCCATTGCCTTTGTCGCTGTCAAAAGTACCTTACTTTCATGCGACATGGTGTTATAATCTCCCTCTGCCCATGATGATACATTGTGTATCATCACCATTGACGTTGGGGAAATATCACAATCACCTGCACACATAATTACCGATGCAGCACTTGCCGCCATTCCGACAACGTGTATTTTGATGTTTTTATACGCCGTCAGCATGGCATAAATTTCACTTGCGGACGTGATTTCGCCGCCGCCTGAATTGATATATACATCAATCAATTCCCCTTTGGCACTTTCAAGAATACTTGAAACATCATTCGGACAAGTGCTTTCAATTTTGAAATAGTCATAAGCCCTCTTGTAATCGTTTCGGATAATTGTGCCTTTGATATTAACTTTCATTTTCATCACCTCCCTCAACCAATGCCGTATCAAGTCTGCGGATAGGCTTGTCACCATTCTCGACAGGTCCATAATTGAACAAATCTCTCCATTCGTTAGGCACCATTGCACCTCTGTCAACCATGCTGACAAATTGCAGCTTCGTTGAAACGCTTGTACATGACAGCGTATTTGCTGCAAATACGATTTTGTTTCCAAAGGCTCTTTCTTTACGGGTAAAAAGCTTTCTTGTAAATTCATTCTGCAAATCAAGAGCAATAGGCTCTATCGAGTTTTCATAAAAGCTGTTCCATTCATCTTCGTTGAAAGTACCCTGAACAATCTTTTCATTGACACCCAAGAGAGAATATATTCTCTGTCGAATACTCTCCGTAATAGGAAAATTCGGAACGTAATTTTGAGGATTTATGGGTGTAACGTCTGTTTTTACGTCATGTGCAACGGTGGCATGTCCCTTTTCAACGTCCATGTAGGTTTCATCGAAAAGTTTTATCTGCTTTTCCATATCATCGGGACGTACAGCGGAATTAAATCGAACAAGCCATCTGATTGCATTGCTGTTTTTGATATTTCAACGAGATTGACGAGTTTAGACAGAGCAGGCATGACAGGCTCACCAAACAAATCATTTTCCGTCATATTCATTCTTAAATGGATAATGTCATCATATTTGTGCGTGTAGGTTTTGCCGTTTTGATAGATGAACTTCAAAGACAACTCACCATTCATATAGACTGCTTCCGCCGATACGGCAGGAATGGGGAACAGTTCCAGCGGATAGCCGTTTATATCTCTGACAATTAAGATAAAGGCATTTCCCGAAAGCAAAAGAGGAGAAACGATTTTTTCAAGTGTTTTCTGCATGGTGAGGAGTGTATTCGGTTCTTCCAAGAGAAAACGCATATACGGTTCGGGGAATATTTCCGTATTGTCTTTTGACTTTCGGACGTGCAGGGGAGAGAGTTTGCCGACAGCCTTTTTATACGGTGCAAGGCAAGCCGTTACAATGTCGGATTGATAAATTTTCCCCGAATAGATAAAAGTGCCGTTGCCCTTATCCGTGACAATCTGATAACGGGTAACCGTTTCGGATTTACGGTTAAAGAGCCGTTTAAAAAAATTCAATATTTATTCACCTCCCCATAACAATTCATAATTCATAATGCATAATTACTCATAATATCCGCCAAGTGCGAACATACTAAACTTCATAATTTCGGACAAGTTCATATTCTCACTCCTTTTCGATATACGGCAGAGTTGCAACCTTTGTACGCTGTTCAACGGCAAATTCTTTTTCCATAGCCTTGTACATTATTTCTGTTTCCACAAGAATACGATAGGCTTCAACAAGGGTTTTTATATCGCATGGTTTCAAGCATAAATTAGCGGTTCTTTCTATCGTGTTAAATAATTTTTGCACAGTTGTTTCTTTTGTATCCATAAAGTTCTCCTTTCGGGCAACAAAAAAGCACCCTGCTTTTCGCAAAGAAGGTTAAAAAATGAACATTCAGAAATTACGCATGGAAAGAGGGCTGACCGTTCAGCAGTTGGCAGACATGAGCGGAATGCCCAAACGTACCCTTGAAAATGCCATTCGCCGTGATGACTGCACAGTTGAACTTGCCATCAGATTAGCCGATGCCTTGAATGTCACCCTTGACGAATTGTGCAGAACACCCAAAGAAGAATAAACAAACTTTTCCGTCACCATTTTGCCGACATCAAGAAAATGGTGACGGATTTTTTATATTACCTGTAAAAATTCATTTTTGTTGTCGCAATAGACAGCATAAGCGTCAAGAAGTGCCGCTGTACCGTCTATTCTTTGTGTACGGTTATCGGTCTTGCAAGGCTGTATATTGCAGTTAATATCTGTCTTTATATCCATATTCAGCAGGCACCATTCATCAATCGGGTTATTATCATACACAATATTCTTTTCCTGCAATTCCACTTTCAGATTTTTCATAGGCTCGGAAAGTGTTTTTGTACCCTGAATGACTTTTACCATAGTTCTCTCTCCGAATTCCTGCTTGAAAGCGGAAAGCAGTTCATCTGAAATATGCCAGCCGTCATAACCGATATACAGCGGATAAATATCCTCTTTGTCACGGAGTTCAATAAACCAGTCAAGAATAACTCTTTTATCGACTTTTCTTCCCTCACAAACTCTCATATAACCCTGACTTATCCATAAGTCGTAAGGCACCCAGTCACGACCGTTTCTGTTGCCTTTGGCATTTTGTTCCTCAATCACAAAAGACGGTATCCAATACATTGACTTGATGTAAAGGTGATTATCACCGGGCTTCATACAGATAGCCTTTGCGGCAGTCAAGTCGATACTGTCAGCGGCATCAAATCCGCCGATACAGTAACGGAAATCATAAAACTCGGGTGTCATGGCTTCATTGTGTGCGTCCTCGTAGGTCAGCCAACGTGATGACGGATTTTCTTTCAAGTTGAAATCCTTTACGAAAACTGTCGGCTTAAATGACAAATCCATTTTCGCCTTTGAAACCATCTGTCGCAGATAGTCATAAGATTTTATTGTACCCAAGCCGGGATTAGCTTTTATCCAACATTCTTCTTTGTCCCATTCGTCCGAAGAATCCAATTCATAAATAAACGGCAAATAATGCTCGTCCTGTTCGGGATTGTCAATTACCTTTGCAGCATAGTCATACTGAGCGTCAAAAATGCCGTTACGGACAAAGCCGTTTGTCGTGATAGTGAAAAGTATCGGCTGCCGCCTTGCACCCATGGCTTGTTTAATCAAGTCATACAAATCCCTGTCCTTAATGGCTGCAAGCTCGTCTATAATGGCACAATGTACGTCAAGACCGTCAAGACTTGAAGTTTCGCTTGCCAATGCCTTGATATATCCGAGATTATTCCAGAAATACAAGTCAGACGCACGCTTTTTGATATGTTTAGCAAGCAGCGGAGATTTTTGTATCATCTTATGGCAAGCCGTAAAGCCCAATTTGGCTTGGTCAAGTTTCGTTGCCAAATTATATATTTGCGGAGAGTTCTCCCCGTCATTCAAAAGCATATCAATTTCCACAGCGGCACACTCTGAAGTCTTGCCGTTTTTTCTGCCCTCGATAATCAGACACTCGTTATACTGTCGTATATTATTATCATCAACAAAGCCGAATAAAGCCATCAAACGGGCTTTTTGAAAAAGCTCCATTTGAAAGGATCTTCCCATTTTCTCGCCTGTCGGAAAGCAACAGAATTTTTCAATAAATCGGATATGCTTGCTAGCTATGTCATAATCAAAATGGTACTTGTCGGGACAAGCATAGGCTTTCAGCAGATTTTCAGCTTGTTTCCGTATTTTGTTACAAGCCGTAATATTGCCGTCATAAATATCTGTAAAATATTTTTCAAACTCGTTCATTTTGTCACTCCCGTAAATGATAGTAATTCATCAGCAACAATTTTATTTTTCTCTGGTAAGAGGTCTGTTAATTGTTTGATGATTTTTGCATATTGTGCACATGACTGATTGTACTGCCGTACGACAGGTCTTTCCCGTTCATAAGGTTCTTGTTTTTCGCCCTGCTGGAACATCTCGACAGA